GGTTTGAAGTTGGAATGGAAAACCCCGATCTATCTTAGCATTAACCATAAAAGGTTTTAAGCTAAAGTAGGCATCCGTTACAGAAAGATTGCTAACTATTCCCCCGATAATCATAGTATCGGTGGCAGCCGTGAATAGAAGTTTTTGCCCTTCTATTCTTTGGTTTAGGTTTGTTGCAATTGCCATATTTTGTTAGCGTTTAGAACTGTTTATATTATATAATAAAACAATAGTTTTGTGCTGATTAAATTATGATTAATACTCAAGAACTAGAGAATGCGATCACCATTGTGGAAAAATGGTTAATCCCTCAATTCCTAGGAAAGAGGGCAGTATTTATCTATCCCTCTAAAGCTCAGAAGGATTTGGGATTGAGTGAAAAAGTATTCTGGTTTGCAATTTTTTCTTTAGTTGAGCAGCAGAAAATTAGCTTAGGTGAAAACGATTACATAGCAATTTATCCGGCTGCAATTGTATTGACATAGAAAAATTATCCCCACGATGTTTTGTCACACCTGGGGACTTGAGTAAACCTACAGAACAGGCTACTAATGGACAAAGATAACACGGAAAAATATAACCCGCGCTGCTTAACTTGCGGTGGGAAGATGTGGAAGTCTGGGATAACGCCAACCGGAAAACAAAAGTATTTCTGCAATCCCTGTTGGTTGCGGAATCGAAAATCCAATGAAGCCAAGAAAAACCCGCCATGTCCAAAGTGCGGACACAAGATGAAAAAAAACGGGGTTCATTCGGACGGGAGACAAAAGTGGCGCTGTACACCCTGCGGAGCGTCCCAAATTTCAAATCCCAAACCAGAGGGGCGACCGAGAATCCATGAGAAAATCACGACCTCAGACCCCAAGCCCGTAGGGAGGCCGAGAATCTATCCAGGTCGGAACCTGACCGATGCCGAATCATATCTCAGACATAAGAAGAAAAAAGCTATGTTGGCACTCAGGGAAAAGTTTGGGACTGATTAAATTGTTATAATAATAAGTGTCCCCGCAATGTTTCCGCATTCGGGGATGTGAGTTCACCTAGTACCGAGGTTCACTAATGGATGATCTTATCTCATCGAGCTACAATAATTTCGCTATCTCCAAAAGAGAATCTGATGGTTGGGTTAACCTGACTCAGATGTGTAAAGCCAACGGAAAACTACTAGGGCATTTTCTGGCACTCAAGTCTACAAAAGCCTACATCTCAAGCATGGCAGCCGATACGGGGAATGTCGTTTCCAAGTTTATCGAGGTCGTAAAGGGTGGTGACTGCCGATTACAAGGATCTTGGGGACATCCCAAGATTGCCGAAAAGTTGGCTGCATGGATAGAAGTGTCTGCGTTAAATAGAAAAGGTGATAGTTTTGAGAAATTCCACCAAAATAACCTTGCTAAAATGCTTAATGGAGATGTTGAGGTTGTAACCAAGACCGGGCGGATTGATGTTTTGACGGATACGGAAATCATTGAAGTCAAAGATGTTCAGGCATGGAAAAGCGCAATAGGACAGGTTTTGGTTTATCAGCTTGAATTCCCAGATAGACAGCCCAGAATACACCTTTTTGGAAAATGCTCTCAAGATTTTAAACAGATGGTTATTTCTTATTCCGCAAAGCTAAATGTTGTTGCCACATTCTCTGGCTAAAGATTCCCGCTTCGGGAATTATCGAGGTTAAGAAGGGGGGAGATCCTGAAATCGCTATTTTGTTGGCTCAGTGGATCAGTCCTGAGTTTCATCGGTGGTGTAATGCCCATATCTTTGTTTTGATGTCAGACGGCAAAACTTCCCTAGACATTGACTCGATTGATGACCGCTTCTACGATATCGAGGCTTATTCTAGCTGGTCTATTGAGTCAGGGAATTAAGCGATCGCCAAACTAAAACACATAGGACAAAAATGGATATTCTCAAATTTCAGCAAGAGCTATTGAAATATTTTGAAATCAAAGATTTTAATAGCGTCATTAACTATTCAACCTCAAGGACACTTAATCGCCCCGTTCTGGATGTAATAGCATTCGATGAATTACTAGGGGAGAGACACGGGAACTATTGTGAGGAACGTGGTTTAGCAATGAGCGATATTATCATCCTGAATTACGGGACGGAGGCTTGGGAGTGGTTTATCAATCATCTAATCAAACCCGGATTATTTAAAAAGTCTCAACCTTAGATCGATACTGCGATCGCCAAACTAAAAACCCAGAACTTAACATCCTGGGTTTTTAGTTGACATATAGAAAATGCCACTTTTCTATATATGTTTCCACAACACATATAGATTTTCGCTATTTTTGAGATATATTCGTCTTGGTGTGGCACTATACTATTTCAACCTTCTACACTGCCAAAACATCAACAACAGATTCAAGCCACTGCAAATGTTGACGGGTCGCATCCTTAACGCCCTTCTGTGCGGCGAGTAACAACTTAGAAAATTCAGAACCTTTTGGCGTCGGTAGCCATGCCGGATCTTTCCCGTGAGGGTTTGGGGTTTGCAATCCATTCTCAGCTAATAGTTTGTTGACCCGTTGCGCCGAGTGTTTTTGTCCAGTGCGCTGTTCTAAAATTAATCCGAGTTCGGTGGGCGTGAGAAGTTTTCCCTCAACTTCGACGGTTAGATGTTTTTTGGCTTCTTCCATCGCAGGAGCCAACGCCGGATAAGTTTTAGCGATATTGTTGGCAATAATCCCTGAGACAAGTGTTGGGTCAACATTGGTAGGTCGGAAGACTGCCATAATCGCATCACTAATCAACTGAGGTGAGGGTTTGTCCAACAGGTTTATCCCACCAGTGGACTTAGAATATTTTAATTCCTTTTCGCACCGGAGGAAATATTGTCGAGTTGCCTTCCCTTGTTCCGTCCCTGACATCATGCCTAACGCCTTAAAGCAATCGACGGTGAGATAGATGGATTCGCTAGGACGACCGCCATCAGGGGTTTTCATCCATTCGGATAAATAGTCTTCCCCTTGTTCAAAGTTGCGGGTTAGCTTCTTTTTGGCAGCCTGTTTACTTGAATATCCTAACCATTGCCAAGCGTCTTCAAAATCAACGGGGTATTCTTTACCGGAACCGAGTAAACTTAGAGCTAGTTCTTTGCTAAAATCAATCATTGTGATCCTGTTAGTTAGGTTTACAGCCCTTGGATGTTTCAGCATCGCGAAGGGCATTTACTGTTAATATTATATCACAATTAATATTAATTAATCTGGCAATCTTCCGATTAGTTTAGGTTCAATTCCTGTTAGTTTCTCGAATCTTTGTAAGATAATTTCACAGTATGCGGGTGATAGCTCGAATCCGTAAACGGTGCGATCGCCTTCCATTTTTTCGGCTGCAATAATAGAAGGTGCCGACCCTAAAAAGGGATCAAAAATTACATCATTTGCTTGACCATATTTTTCAAAACACCACTCGCAGAGTGCGACGGGTTTTTGATTTGGGTGTACCCTGTCCACTCCCTGCTCTGAATCCCTGTGATTTCCACTCCAGGCATGGCGGAAGCATCTTGTTGGTTTGTCTATGTTTGTCCAAGCAAGTTCGGCATCAGCAAAGGTCATCCCGTGATGGTCTTTGTCCCAAACAATCCAGCATTTTGACGACGGTAAATTCACATCAGTAAAATAGTTCGCTCCCCACCATACCTGAACACAATCAAATATTCTACAGGTATTAAAAGCACTGTGAGCGCATTTCGTATCCTGATCGTTGGCGATAGCTACATACTCTCGACTATTGCCAATCTTCCCTATAGAACCTTCTTTCATTAAACCAAAACCGTATGGGGCATCGCTCCAAACCATCCCCACATCCCCAAACCTATCCCCCAATAAAGCCCTAACATTCCCATCAATAGTAGAATCACCGCAAGCTATTTTATGTCGTCCTAACTGCCATATTTCACCAGGTTTAACACGGCTTTCAATTTCATCTACCTTATCTAATAAATCATTAACCGCTTCCTCATCTTCCTCTACCTGTTCAGTCGAGCCAAACCCTTCACCCTTGCCAAACGATTCCAACAATTCATTTAATTTATAATCAGGGAAGAACTCACTCAGATCAACTTCCTGAGTTAAATCATTTAAAATATCAAAATCCCATGTACTGAAATCAGAGGCGGTATTATCAGCGATCGCATATTGTTTCCAATCCGACTCTGACAACCCTTTACGCTTAACAGCAACAATCGTATTACCATCGGCTTCTACAACTAAAACTTTCTCAATCCCTAATTGACCCGCTTCCTCAAAGGTTCCATTACCCGCCCTGATAACATCATTCTCGTCGATCACAATAGAACGGCAAGCCCCAAACTGTTCTAAGGATTTGGAAATCACCTTAGCTGATAACGGCGTTCTTTTTCGGGCATTATTCGGATCGGGTGTCAGATTTGAAATATTTGTTTCAATAATTTTAGGTTTAGTCATATTTAAGTTGTAGAAAGGTTTATAGCTATGTTAACTTAAAATAGTAGTTATTCGTTATTAACCGCAATAAAAAAATTCAGACTTGATTTAATTGAGCAAGCGGTTCAACTCCTACTTGATAAACCTTGGCTAACCAACTGTGAGATAGCCAAACAGATTGGGGTAAGCGAAAGTTCTATAAGGCACTGGAAAAAACACCCGATATGGGAAGAAACCAAATATAAGATATTCCACAAATATGCAGAGGTATTAAAACCAATGTCTGAACAAGAAAAGACCGAACTTAGAGAAAAACTTTTAGAGCGACAACGCGAAATAGATATTTTTAGAAATGCACTAAAAGACAATACAGCCCAATGTTTCAAGGTAACGAATCAAGCCTATCGTGATCTTGCCAAGGATCAGGATGCGGTTAAGGCTTGCGCTAAAGCTACAAAGTCAGGGGTTCATGTCCAATCTAAAAATGCAATGGACGGATTAAAAACAATTATGTTGATAGACGAACATAGTTATCAACTCAGTATTATTATTGAAAACTTCGATAACTCTGAAGATGATAGTGAGGATTAGATATCATGCTTCGAGCTATCCAAAAAGGGGAGCGACTCAAGAAAGAATTAAGGGAAGCAAGGAAACGACGGCAGCAGAAACAAACTAAATCCGGTCGTAATTCCTTAACTCGATTTAAAAATGACCCCGTAGGTTTCTCTCGGTTTATTGGAGTCGAACCAACAGAGGATCAACAGCGATTCCTTGAGAGTGTCCGAGATAACCCAGAAACAAACGTTAAAGCCGCGCACGGGGTAGGAAAGTCTATCGGTTCGGCTGTATGTGTTTTGTGGTGGGTTTTTGCCGTTGACGGTCTGGCAATCACTACAGCCCCAACAGAGGATCAGGTTAAGCAAATCCTTTGGTCTGAGATACGGAAAATATATGACCGCAACAAAGAAAAGTTAGGCGGAACCCGTGGGGAGTTATTTGTCAGGAAATCCGAGACGGCACGGGCCTATGGTTTCACCGCTCGCAACTATGACACCAACTCATTCCAAGGTAAACACGCGGATAGGTTGCTACTCATAGCAGATGAAGCGGATGGCATCTCAGAAATTATTGACGATGGTTTTCAGTCATGCCTAACCGGATCGTCAAACAGAGGGTTAAGAATTGGCAACCCTCTGAATAAACAATCCCCATTCTCTAAGGCTTGCGATCGCACTAATATTACAATCCCTGCATGGAATCACCCCAATGTGGCTTGGGCATATCAACTTGAGGAAGTGATAGATCCGGCTGGTAAGTTAAGGTTAATCCATAGATTAAAACCATCGGTGGCAATTCAACTTTTAGACTCAAATGGATTAGTTAAAACTCAGGATAAATGGCCCCCCGAGTTTCCCCATGATGTCATCCCCGGCGCTATATCCCTGAAATGGATTGAAGAAGTCAGGCAAGACAAGGGTGAGTTTTCTGTGTTCTGGCAAGGTCGGGTAGAGGGTATTTTTCCAGAAGATATCATCGAGGGAATCATCCCTTCCACTTGGTTAAAAGCTGCAAGGGAACGCTACGACTTTAATCCTGAGTATTGGGATAGACGGGCTATTATTTCGCCTTGGAGACTTGGGGTTGATGTTGGGGATGGAGGGGATAGTCACGCCGTTGCATTATGGCGCGGTGATGTCCTTTATGAAGTAGTCTTATATCCCACTCAAGGGGATGAGTTAGACACAATTAGAATTGCTGATATTGTTGCTGAAAAGATTAGGAAACTAGGGGGTGCTTATTATGCTGCGGTTGATAAAACGGGCGTGGGTGCGGGGACGTTAGCACGATTAAAACAACAGGGGTATTTTGTCCGTGGTTGTGCTTTTGGAGAATCTGCTGAAAATAACCATGAGTTTTCAAACCGTAAGACCGAGCTATTCTGGAAACTTAGGGACGGGTTAAGGTTAGGGAAAATAGCGATCGCACCCCTCGGAGATATTGAGGATCAGGTATTCGAGGATCTGTCATCACACCGTTACTCATTATCGGGAAAAGGTGGGGAAGATAGACAGATAGCTTGTGAGAGTAAGAAGCACGTCCGGGCTAGACTGAAACGTTCACCGGATGCAGGGGACTCGGTGATCATTGGATCATCTTGTCCCAATCCTACGTTTTCCGATGGGGTATCAGAACAGGATGTACTCAAGGAAAAAGTTAAGCAGCAGCAATTTAATCCAGAGGAGGTATCTGTTAAGAAGGTTAGAGAATTGTTTACTTAATGTTATAATAATTAATTATTGAAAAGATTATGTTTGACTCCGTTTTCTCTCCAAATAGTTCCGCAATATTCCGGGCTAAAACACCCGACTACGTTAAGCCAAAGTCGATAAAAATTAATCTAAATAGATTAGAGAGTGGTGGGGTTAATACTTTAACCGATGCCTTTAGTCGCGTGGTTTCTAAAGCATTAAAGGATTTAGACGGAGCGATTAGAACCAAGGACTCAAAGGCAATTGAGGATTATCAAGCCGTCTTAATTCCTGAGTTGACTAAATCAATTTATGGAATGTGGTTAGGGGGTTGGAACATCGGGCGGAAACATGGAAACAATGAAATTAAGTCTCAACAGAAAAAGGGAACGGCTAATTTTGATGAGGATCTACTAGATACGGAATTAGCATCTATAGAGAATGTCCCTGCTCAGACTGCGATCGCTAATCGTTCAAAAACTCTGGCATCTGACATCTCGACAACTCAATGGGGGAAAATTAAGAATCATCTATTTGCAGCAATCCAACCCCAATCCGAAACAGGGGAACCGATAAACAGATCAGAACTTCTCAAGCGGATCAATTCAGAGTTAGGTGATAAGGGTTTCAAGAATCGCGCTGAAAAGATAGCCCGCACTGAACTGACTTTTGCTTATAACGCCGGAAGGTTGCAGACTTACAAGGATTCGGGTTTAGTGTCTCATGTTGTTTTCCTGTCAATCATGGATGATCGCCGTTGTCAGGTGTGCGAAGACCGCCACGGGATGACTATTGATCTTAATGATATAGAGACTGTTTCAGCTAATACCCCGCCGATGCACGTTATGTGTCGCTGTGTACTATCTCCCCGTTTGGCAGATCCCTCTAATCAAGATGAGCTAGACAAGGACAGCCAATCATCTAAAAAAAGAAAGTTATTTAATGCACCGCCCAAATGGTTAGCTGCGGGTATCTTAGCAGCGATTCTATTGTCACAGAAAAAGGCACGGGTTCCGGGGTCGGGTGTCGCTTCACCAGGAATTTCGATCCCATCTCCAGTCAGGGAGGCTGTTGAACGGGGACTTGTAGATGTTGCCCTTGCCTCTCAACTTCACCGGATAGCCAAAGCGACGGGAGAGGTGCAGACGGCAGAACAGATCCGTCAACGTCGCAAGAATCAGACTGAATCATTGCCGGGTCAAGGTGTGATTGAGATTCAACCCCGATTATTTTTAAATGGAGTTGAGTTAAACAGCGCCACGCCTGAAGAAATTAGAGAGGGATTAAAAGAATTTTTACCTAAAAAACAATTAGATGATTTAATCAATTATTTACAAGAGAATAAAGTTAGTTCTATTGATGATTTATTGGATGTCAAGGGGATATCTCGCAAAAGTAAAGCCTTTAAAATATTGCAGGGTTTAGCTGATAAAGATAAACTCAGGATTGAATTAGAAAAGCTAACCAGTCCCTCGGAATTATGGTTAAAGAATTTGGGCTTTTCCCGTTCAGAATCCAAGGCAATTTTTGACGAATTAAAAGATAAACCTTCTAAGTCATGGAGTGATTTAAAACGTAGACTCAAAAAGCGTGGTATTTCTGATGACCGGATACAGAGAGCTATAGATAAAATTAAATCAATCGAAGCACAAGAAAAACGTCAGGTTGTGGGATTAGATGATTACGTCCCAATGATTCCCGATGATGTGACTTTAGACACTCCAGAGATTGCAGTTGGTAAAATTATCAAACAGAGGGAAATCGGGCTACAACAACGACGCGAAGCCTTACAAGAAATCAAGGATCTAGGAATTGAGTTAGCTAAAATTAGATCCGATGAGAGCAGATTTAATGTCCGTCTTCGTCGCATGAACAAACGGAATCCCAAGGAGTTCGTCTCACCTGAAGAAATTAGAATTAGAGAAGTTAGACAGGCTCGGATTCAAACAAAAATAGAACAAGCCCAAAAAAAAGCCAACGCCATCGGATTGCAACTTGAAAAAGCTAATCTGGCACTTAATCAATTAGATATCCCCAATCTCACACCCGCAGCCAAACTACGAAACCAAGCTGTTGAGAATCTAGGGAATGAAGGATCTAGTCTGTCCGATGCTACCAATAGCTTGAAGGCTCAAATATCTAACGAGATAGACAGCCAAATGTCTAAAGGTTTCATCCCTCCTAACAAGAAAATAGCGGGGCTAGAACAAGCAAATAACCGTGCTAAATTAATTATAGAACCCGTGTCTAATCTGATTGAAAAAACAAACCTAGAGGGTTTACAATCTAAATTAACTGAACTCCAATCCCACTATCAAAACCTATTAGATCCTCTTTACCCTGAGAACTTTTTTGGGCGTGATATTCAAAATGAATTGACATCACTTCGCGCCGAACTAAAAAGGGTTAAGGCCGAGATTGATAGTTCTGTTAGACTATTGAAAAGAACCGATCAAACCCTCACAGCTACAACCAATCAAACTGAATCAATCTTAGGGAGAATGGGTTATCTAAAGACCGGAGCGCAACTAGAAAAACAAGCTAAAGAACTTGAATCTCAGATATTAGATTGGGAAAATAGAGTTAAGAAAACTAAAAACTACGAGCAAACCTACGAGCCGTTTAGTCAGATAGAAAGACAACAACCGTTAGACAAGTTGACTCAGGATGCTATGGATATTAAAGCTCAAGTCCCTAAGTTCAAAAAGGAATTAGAGAGTAGGTTTAGACCTGGATTAGATAATGCCAAGTCCACTATTTCTGATATCGCTATACAGACTAAAAAACTTGAACAATTGCAGAAAGAAATTGATGGTATTCTAGCTGATACCTCTAAACTTCCCATAACCAAAACTCAAATCCCCGACTCTGACATGGGGACGTATAACGCGGCGGTCGAATTGCGCAAAATATCCCGTGAGATTACAGAGGAAACTAAACGGTTAAAAGCGTTAGCGGGTGCTAGTAGGGTTAACCTTGATGAGTCTTTAAAGTCACAAAATAAAACCTATCAGCAATACGAAAAACAACGGTTTGGGGATGAACAGACTCCATCATGGGAAAAGAATCTATCCCCAATGGTTGAGTCTCGCATGTTTCAAATTGAGGATGCTGTTAAAAAGTTGGAAGCCATAGGTCAGGATTGGAATATAGGGTTTTTAATTGATATCGGTCAAAAGATTGATGATGGTGTTGATGCCACGGGAAAAGCTCTCAAGGTTCGGCGGTGGCTTGATGCTAACGGGCTTTCACCTGAAGACTTGACTTTTTTACCGCTTACTGGTAAAAAAGTGGGTTATGAAGCCATTAGACAGTTAGCTGACGAAACTTTAAGGCAGTACAGTATTGTCCAGTCCAGTATTAGAACACTCAAAAAAGATACCCAGTTTAAAGTATTTACTGAAAATGGATTAATTGAGGAAGGCGAGTTTTTAAAATGGGCAGAAGATCAAGCCGTGTACTGGCAGAACCAAATTAAATCATCAACATCTGACAACTGGCAGGGGTCAAGTTATGAGCGAGTTGACAAACTCTGGAAATCTTTAGAGGGTAAAAAGGCTTCAGACTTACAGGCTAGACAATCAATCAAGCCCGATGATGTACAAGGTCAACTACGGAAAACCGTAGGCAAATATCAAGACTGGCAACGTAAATATACTGTACTCAAGGAACAGGGAGAGGTAACAGGGAATGGAATTAGATCCTTAAATGATGCTCAGAAGAAATTATTAAATGAGCAAAATATTCTATTGGAACAACTTGATAGATACAATCTTGATAGCTCAAATCTAATTAGAGATAACGCAGACAACACCCTACAAATATGGGAGAAGGTCAGACAGGATGCTGGTAAACCCGTATTCTTTGATGTGAAAGGAAAAGCTATCGAGAGGGGGGAACTATTTAAACAATTAGATGAGATTGAGAATAAGTTAAAACAATCTCTGAACATGAGAGAAATCAAGATGGAACCGCTAACTTATCAAGCTGATAAAGCCTCGGCAATGATTAGAGATCGGAATATTCTTAATCAAGCCTTGACTGAATTAGAGCCTAAAATATCTGAAATTCAACAACAAATTCAACAGCTTAGTATTGCCAAGAAAGGAACTAAAAAGTTAGAGGCTCAACTGAGTAAGTTACAACTAGAAAAACAGATTAAACAACAGCAGTTAGGGGAGGTTATTCAAGATGTTAGAGACTTGAGATTACCGCCATTACAGAATGAGCAAATCCAAATCCTTAAAGGTCAGATAGTAAATACCCAGAAACAGTTAACGGGTATTCAATCTGAAATGGCAACACTGCGACGGGAAATAACCGCACTCAAAGAGCAGCCGTTAGATGGGTCGGCATCGGGCATTAAACGCCAAAATAGACTTAATGCTTTGGAGGGTAGCATCACCCGCAAGAATCAAGATTTATTTAAGGTTGTTGGGATGTTAAATAATCAGAGGGAAGAATTAGGAAAGTTGAGAGCAGGGAGTTAATGGAATAAATAGCTTAAAGTGTTTTGGTGTATAATAGAAAAGAGAAAAGCCAGAGGTTTTCTACCTTCTCCGGCTTTTCTCAAAAACGTTGTAATAATTTATTGGAAATCTATGTCTAATATAGCATTATCTGGCAATCAAGATCACAGTCAATCCAAATCCCCTTTTGACTCAATTAAGCGCATTGACTGTGAAGGGCGCGAATACTGGTTGGCACGGGAGTTGATGAGTTTATTGGGATATCCCCGATGGAATGAATTTAAGGTAGCCATTGAACGAGCAATGGTTTCTTGTGAAGCACAGCAAGGCTCAAACGAAGTCGGTAAGCACTTTTCAGTGTCAATCCTAAAAAGTGGCGGTCGCCCAAAAGAAGATTACAAATTATCTCGATTTGGGGCTTATCTCACGGCTATGAACGGCGACCCCCGAAAACCGGAAATTGCACAAGCTCAAGCCTATTTTGTCATCAAAACCCGTGAAGCTGAAACCGTCATCCCCCAACAAAATGATGAGCTAGAATTTCTCCGGTTACAAGTCCGAATTGCTGAAGCCCAAGCTAGTAGCATGAGAGATCAAAGGCTTGTTTTAGAGTCTGGCTCCGCTATTGTTTCACTTCATGGCGTGGGAACTTTGGCACTCATTCAAGGTCGTCCTGACGCAGTAGTGAGAGAAACTGAAACCCAGTTTGAATCAGTTGTTATGAATGAAGACGGAAAACAGTTAGCTGTATTTCGTGGGAAATCATTGGCTCAACTCGGTAAAGAATTGAAATTCAAAACTGGAAAGGATTTTCAAAAATGGTTAGAATCTTGCGGTAAAGATCATCTAATTTCTAAAGCAATGCGTCCAGTTCAAACCGACTATATCCCTGCGGAGTTGGTTGATGAGGTTCGAGAATTGTGGGCAAATCAGAAAGGCGATCGCCAGATGATTATTGGGGAATAGTTGGCAGAAATCTTGGTTAAAACCACCAATTAAAAAGGGTAGAGATTCAGTCTCTACCCTTAAAGATTTGCTGATAATATCAACTCAACTAAACTAAATGTTAAATCAAATTATTCATGGGGATTGTTTTGAAGTTTTAAAGAATATTCCTGATAATTATTTTGATAGTTTAATAAGCGATCCACCCGCAGGAATTAGCTTTATGTCAAAGGAATTTGACCATAACAAAGGGGGAATGCTTAACTGGATTAATTGGCTATCTGAGATAATGGCAGAATGTTTAAGGGTGATGAAACCCGGAGCTTGTGGCTTGGTTTGGAGTCTCCCTAGAACATCTCACTGGACGGGTATAGCTTTGGAGTTAGCAGGGTTTAGGTTGATTGATATAATTCACCACTGCCAAGGTTCTGGTTTTCCGAAAGGTCAAGATATTGGGAAAATGTTGGACAAATTAGCGGGTGAAGAAAGAGAGATTGTGGAAACAAAAAGAAAAACGCCTTCGTTTAACGAAAAATGGAATTATGGAAATTCTTTACAGACTTATAACCAACAAATAACCGCCCCATCATCACCCGAAGCCAAGCAATGGGACGGATGGAAAACGCCCGCACTAAAACCAGCCGTTGAGGGTTGGTGGTTAGTTCAAAAGCCTATATCAGAATCAAGTATTGCTAGGAATATTTTAAAACATGGCGTTGGTGGTTTGAATATTGAGGCTACAAGAATTGGTGTAAAAGAAAATGACCCAAATAATAGGATAAACCCAACAAAATCAAGCGATTTCCATAAAACTGTGCTTGGCGTTGGTATAGGAAATGTAACATGTCCTAGAGGGCCTAAAGATATAGGACGATACCCTGCTAACCTAATCCTTTCCTGCGGTGCTAATTGCAAAGGCGAGAATCATAGCCCTGATTGTCCGGTGACGGTGATTGGTGAACAGAGTGGGATTTGTACGAGTGGCTCAGGACGAAAAACAACGGGAGATGAAAAATATTTTACAGGGTTAAACAAAAGAGAAAATATTCCCTACGTTGTTGGTGACACCGGAACCGCCGCCCGATTCTTTAAACAACTCCCCTTTGACCCAGAAACCATCCCTAGCGTCTATTATCAAGCCAAGGCATCCCCTAGTGATAGGTCAAACAGTGGAGAGATTAAAAACACTCACCCAACGGTCAAGAGTCGTCACCTGATGAAATATTTAATTACTTTAATCACCCCTGAGAATGGAATAGTTTTAGACCCGTTTTGTGGCAGTGGCACAACAGCTTTAGCCTGCAAAGAATTAGGACGGAATTATATCTGCATCGAAAAGGAAAAGGAGTATTTTGATACTGCTTGTGACAGGATTAATCAACCCAGGGAATACTCAGAATTAGAGATAGAAATTAAAGAATTAAACAAACCTGAATTTAAACAATTGAGTCTATTTGATATCGCTTAAATCCCTAACTTTTTATGCAGCAATTTCAACCTAACCGTTTGCAGCGCACTTACTTTTTTATTTGTTTTCGTTTCTTGCCTCAAACTTATCAATTTGGGATTCAATTAAGTTTTCAACTGCGATCGCAACATAGCCATTAAATAAACCTGCTAGAAACCCAATAGCAGGTGAAAATGGCATGAGTACCAGATACACAATAACAGAAGCCTCAAAGGTTTGGCAGTAGGGGCATTGAAATAATTTACTAAAGAATGACTGTGCCTTGGAGCTTTCAAGCCACACCCGAACAGGATAGAGTAGGGAGTGCTTAAAAATAAACCACCGCAAACCGAGAGACAGTAATAGGAAAACAATTAAATCAGATAGCATTATTTACCTAACGACCATTCCTTGAGTGATTTTAAATCCTGAAATTCCTGATACTGATTAATTAATTCGTCAATATTACTTTTATCCAGTACAACCCTCCCGCCGGAATCATCGGTAATAATATACTTACCATTCTCAATGATTAACTGAGGGCAACAGTTTTGACCTCTACATAATGAAATTTGATATTTTCCTTTTATTTCTGTCATGACATTAATAGGTTTCACGGTGTCCAAACTCCTCAAATGTAACTTTAAATGGTTGCCCTAAAAACCGTCTGGGACTGTCGGGGGTATTAGTTACACTACCACTAACACACTGTTGAGATCCTTTTTGCATCACGCCCGATCCCCCTTGAGGTTCTATCCCTAATATTTTAACATGACGCTCTGTAACGCCCGCGGCATAATCAGCAATATCAAACCCTACATAATCCCAAACCCTTAAAGCCCTAAATGATTTACTGCTTTGAATAGTTGCCCCTTGGTAACGCCTTAATTCCTGAAAGATAAAACGCAATTCTGCCATTTCTTCAATCACGTCAATCGAGAAGCCAAACCGGATATTACTAACTTGTACCCAGTCACCGCCGAAGCGATTAGATACGGAGCCGGGGGACGGGTTGGGGTTCTCTTGATACTTGTCACCCGGAATCATTAACTCTAGGTTTCCACTGTCGTTAAAGTAGGATTTACGGATTGCACCGTCGCCATCCCTCCAGGTCAGGGCTTCATAATATTTATCTTTGATTGAGGATGGAGTTTCAAAAATTAACTTGCCAGTGATTACAGCCATATTATAATTAGAATAGACTTATGAATTTATAATAATATTATGTACTTAAAATTAAACACCCCGCAATTAAATCTAAATACTAAACAGTCCGGTGCTTTTGGTTTATCCTTGGGAGTTCCCGACGGGTTAAGTAAGGAAATATTAGTTAAAGATGATGTTTCTATTGTAGCAGTAAGTCCCACGACCGATCCGGTTTTAATTATCCCTACACCTCAAAGTCAGAAGATTGTCTCAGTTGTTGTCAATAATAAGGTTTACCAATTATCGGAATCAGTAGACACGGCACAACTCGCACCGGATGAATTTATTTATAATCCCTATACTCAACAGGTGGCGATCGCTCAATACTCAGAACCAAAATATATTCAAGTCACATCCCCTGCCAACCCCGTAACCGTATCAGTCCCAAACTATAGCAGTGCTACGAGTGTCTATATTGGTGGGATTAGCTACACGGTCAAACCGCCCGAAACACTTGCTGGAGACTTGGTACAGGGTCAAGCGGTTTACAATTCTACATCCCAAGAATTAACCTTTATTCCTGTTCAGTCTTTAGCCAAAACCATCCTCACAGCCCCGCAAAATTTAGCTGTACAGGTATCGGGAGTTAAGGTAACAGCAAATACTACACCCATTAAGATATCGGTTGTCAACAACACATCTAATATTAATTACGATACTGACTATATAGATAAGTTGCCAACGGTTTTACAATGGTTGCCTTTATTGGGTCAGTTCAGTTATTCCACATCCTTAGAACAATCTCAAAACGGACAGATGAGTTTCGAGACTTGGTTTAGTTATAAGAGTTTAGTTTTGAAACATTTATGCCGGGGCGCAAAGTTTGAAGCGTTCGGGATTGGGTGGCGAGTGGATGGGCTAGAGATTAATGAAAAGATGAGATCGGAGTTATCGCACCCAAAAATAGAGGTTTCAATTTCCTTAACAGATCCCCATTGGTGGCTTGATACAGAGGTTCCTTTGGTTCCCAGAAAGTACAATGACAATGATCCTCTGGATGGACTGTCACCTATTCTCTATTCTGGGGATTGGAAGATTTCTTACCATGCTTTCTCACTCAGCTCAGGTGTTGACCCTGAATGCTTAACTAACAGCCCATCGCAACCCGAAAGTAAATTAGCTGAATCAAGAACGTTAACGTGGCTTTGCAGTGAAGCTGGGGGGAAGTTATCAGGAATGGAGGGGGAAATACCAGTCCCCAATGATGTTAGTCCAGAGGAAGGGAGAATACCACGGAGTGAAATTCAATCGAGGTTAAGACAGAATAATTGTTTTTTAGATTTATCGGACTCTGATACTGTCTACTGCAAAAAATGGGACTCAACAAAGGAATGGCTATTACAAGAAACGGATGTTTTATCGGCAATTTCTGTTAACTGTTCCACAGGTAAACAGCGATCGCTTACCCCTAATTCCGCCTTTCAACAGGAAATTATTGTGGGATTGCCAAACAGTATCACACCCAAACAGACTATTACCTTAAAGAATGAAGATGTAACTAATATTTATGGGGCTTCTTATATATGGCCGAAGCAAGAAGTCACGGGAGAATTTCTTGAAAAGTTCCAGGAACAGAAGGAGGAAAATCAAGGGAATAGAGCGCCTACACTGCCAGAATACCGAATGAGACAGCGCAAATATGAGCAAAGGACAGAAGACCCTGATATAGCAGCTACACCGCCTAATTCAGTTAATATTAATGATTTGTCGGTTTCCTTCTGGAAGTCTGGACAAAACTACGTCAAGGTTAAACGAGAGATTAAAACTATTGATGGTTTTGAGTTTCAAGTTACAGAACAAAAATATGCTTTCAATGGGCCGTTAGCTAAGGATATTTACGAATACAATCAGGGCGTTTGGAAGTTAAAGAAAGTTGACGTTAGAGGGTTTTGGCAAATAATAGAAGAAACTACAACCCAACATTCTTATAGTCAGGGAGAAACCGCTTATGAAGGCTTATATTTGGGTTATCAAAAAACAGGATGGCGGTTTCACGTTTTCGCTACGGAGCCAGAAATTAATGTTTCAGATTCAGAAGCCGATCCAACGGAACAATATCCCACACTCTCATCTCAACAACGATATAGCGAACTAGGAGACAAAGCCACCGAAGCCGACCGAATGACTAAGGAATTAGCAGGAAAAGCCTATACCCCGCAGCGAATTTCTATCTTTGAGAGGGAGACTTACTATCATGAGCCAATGGATAAATATTACAAAGACGCGGCGGTTCAGGGTGTTGATGAGGTTAAGTGGTGTATGCCAGACGGAACGAGCCGACGATTGGCAGCAATAGACAGGACGTTTCAACAACCTTATATTGTTACAGCTAGGAGTAAAATAGTTAGGGCTATGGCATCAATGGAAGATCCCAGGAATCCCGCAATCAGAGAATTTAATCAGAAGAAACCCAATAACGAAAAGGAAAAGCCAGAATTTCCCCCTTTAACTACAGGCTCGGAAACCTCTGAATCCTACAAGGTAAAAATTAATCGAAGTTTAAACACGCCGGGATATAGGAATACTGGAGATAGCGAAAAAGATACTTTTATTGCCTATACAAAATCATCATCAACAGGGGGGAATGGGTCGGGATTTGGCTCTCAGATTGCAGAAAACAAAACAGAGGAAGTTGAAGGTAGACCGGAATCATCAAGACGACTACCTCCAATCTGGGAGCGGGTAGAGGAGGAGAACCCGGCAGAAACAGAGGAAAAGCAAAACCAATCCGATCCTAAGAGATACCGTTATAAAGTCTGGACACCATCAGCACCGGACAAAACACCTTTTGACCAATTAGTATCGGGGTCAATGAGCTTTCCTTATGCCAAAACTCTAGGGGAAGTCAGGACGGCAATTAAAACCAATCTGGATATAGAGAACGCTCGGAACAGTTACACGGAAAACTTCACCACTTTTTTTAATCCCTCGATGCGTCCAGGTGATCGGCTAACCTATTTTGTTAATGGGGAAAGACGCAAGCGCAGGATTCTATCTATATCTTCTACCATCGTTTTTCAAGGCAACCTGAATAATAAACCTTTTGCCACAGGGACGATGACCCTTAGCGTGGGATATCCGATTGAGATTGATTTTGTATTAGATCAAGAATTAATCCCTAACAGTGCCACAGATAGAGACAAGTTAGGCACAGGCTATCCTTTGGAGGTTTGGCTAGATCCTTTGTTCGGAGCTCAAGGGGTTTTTGAATTAGAGAATGTCCCATCTCGATTAATCCCGCCATCAACTTTCTTATAATTGTTGGGATTGTCTTTATTATTTCAATCCATAAAATAGGTGCACGGGGTTAAATCCGTGCCTTTTTAAATGCTTAATTCCAGTTGCCAGCTAAAAATAATTCTTGATCCTCAATCAATCTCAATTCCTGCCTATCCTCAAGTAACCAGTCAATAGTCGCCGCGTATGCTTTATAAAATCTATTGCGCTTTTCCTCTAGGGTAAGTTGCTCTTGACCGAAAGCCAATCTAAACCAATCCTCAATCCCCACGTCTAACAGGGCATCCAGTAACGCTTCAGCTTGTGGTTTACCTCTCTTTGCAGCTAATCTAATCAATTGCCGAAAATCTTTTAAGCTGATAGTTTCCGAGATTGTAGTCCCTCTAGCCGATCCAGTGATTTCTACAGGGGATGCGACCCCACTAAATCCCCACTGGGTAAGGGTTTCAGCGTCTTTACCTTTGCCCGATGCGACCCCGTTTATAGTCCGAGTTACCCAATCTTTTCCGTATCCCAGTGCCAGCGCAGTCGAAATTTTGCCAACCCTAAACTCACCGGACGGCAATAAATACCCATCGACTTCGACACCCTCACAAAATTTAACTGTAGAACGTTCGGCTCTGGTAATATTATCCATGTGACTATTTCCTTAATAGTAGTTACTACCCCTGGGTGTTAAGCGCACCGCGAGGGGTTTTGTTATTATTAATTATATCATTTTTTATTAAGTTGTAGTATAGAACATACAATTTAATAAAAACAATTTACATCCGTCTCTTAGCTTCCACCATAATCCGATCAAAAGTATTTAACATTTCCTGTTCTAAGTCTTTACCAACATCACCCGGCGAAGTAACTGTTATCTTTATCCCCCCCACTTCCATCTTGACGTTATTCTCTACGTTCTGAGCATATTGTTGGAATCGAGTGTACTCCGTCTGGCCAATACTAAGACTTGGTGCGGAAGGTGTCCCCATCCGTAAGTCAGGAGAAATGGGATCGCTTAGTGATTGTATTTTTTTTAATATCTCATCAAAGCGATCTGATGGAACGTTTAACCCTTGAACTTCGGGGGCTTTCCCGTAATCTATATAAACCGACCCTGATCGTTGTCTCATTGAGGTTCGATCCTCGTGATCTGATGGAACGTTTAACCCCTGAACTTCGGGGGCTTTCCCATAGTCAGTATAAACATATCCCATATTTCGAGGCATCACCCTTCGATCCTTCCCTGTAATTAATTTATTCAGGTCGGCTTGATTACCTCGTTGAATTTGATCTAGGACGCTGGTATAGTTCCAATCGGTAACATTCTTACCAAAAACATCACTCAAGGCTTCATTGATAATTGATTGCTTTAGTTGTGCTTTCTGTCTTCCCTCTGGCAATGTGTTAGCTAGTTCAGACTTAGCTTGCATCCGGTCTAGCTTTTGTTTTTGGTCTAAACTCATGATTTCCTGTTGTTGGGAAAAATCCAATAGTTGAGACTGTAAGGGTAAAAGTGAGGCTTGCAAAGCTAATCCTTGTCCTGCCATTAGCTTCGCTTCAAGATTCATTTGACCCGCAACGATTTCTTCTGGTGTAGCTCCTGACGCTTCGAGTTTAGCCAAATCAGCTTGTGCCTGCGCTACCTCAGCTTTATTTTGAGCCTGTTGCCCTTTTAATTTAATAGCATCAATCTGTTGCTGAACTTTAGCTTGCTGTTGATTAAGCAACAAGACCTCGCGCTCAGCTTTTTGTTGCTGATCTAACGCCTTTAATTTGATCGTAGCCGTCGCCTGAGCTAATACCTGTCTTTGTTTATCGTTAACTATTAATTGGGAAGCTAAACCCAGTTCAGAGGTAACGATACCCAACCTGTCACTGATAGCCCGTTGTTTAGCCTCAATTAATTGTTTTTGAAAGCTAAAGATTGTATTCTGTTTTTCCAGTGCAGCCGTCTGTTTATCATATCCCTGTTGGATTTGTTGCTGACTTAAAACAAACGGCTTGGTAGCTTTATCAATCTGTTCCTGTATCAGTTTTTGCTTGGCTAATTTCTTTTCAATTTTGGCATTCTCTGATTCAATCTGTTGGGTTAATCTAACTCGTTTTTGTTCATTCTTGTTTATTTCTCCCTGTTGGTTTATTTGTTGACCCGTTAAGTTTAGTTGTTGAGTAAGTGATTCAGTCCGTTGTTTATTCCCTTGAATTTGAAGTTTAATCGCCTCAATTTCTTCGGGCGATCTCTTTTGCCTGGTTGCCCTTTCTAGTTCAAATTTTAGGATTTGAGCCTGGGATTCCGCCTCAAGTTTTTGTGATTGAATCTGGAAAACTTGACGCTTTAAATCCAAATCTGCAAGTTTTTGACGGGTAGCCAAACTTTCTAATTCAGCTTTTTGAGTCCGAACTAAATCAACTTCCCTTTCTTTAATTATTCTTAATTCAATTTCAGCTTGTTTTAATGGGTCACGGGTTAACTTAGCTTGGTTCTGTAGCTGTGATTGCACATAACGCGATTCAGTGTCAGCTAATTGATTCCTACTGCTGGTGATGGCTTCTACAAGTTGCGCTTGTTTTTGGAGTAAGTCATATTCAGATTCTAAAGCCTGTCTTCTTAATCCCGCCCGTTGGTTCTCATTCTCAAGTTGTTTTTTCTGGGTTTCAAAATCCAAATCTTCTACTCGGTTTTTTTCGTCTGCCTCCATTTTTCTAACGCGAGAGCGAGCGATCGCAGTCTCTTGTTCTAAAGAAACTGACTTACTGCCATTAGATTTTAATTCCTCTAATTGCCGATCTAATTCTGCTAACTTTAGTTTTTCTTGATCAATTCGATATTTACTAATTGCATTTTGAGCACTCTTTTCTGATGTTGTACGTTCAGAAAGTCCGACTTCAACCGCCAATTGTTCAATATCTAAAGATTTGATTTTCTCCTGCAATTCCTGTTGAATTAATCGCTCTTTTTCCTTAGCTTCGGCTCCTCTAATTTGGTTTCTAGCTTGTGCGTATTCATTCTCAAGTTCTACATTTTTAACCCCGTTAGCTTTGAATTGGTCAAGTTGACGCTTTAATTCATCGGCTCTTAATTTAGATTCTTTAATCTGCAAACCCGCCATTTTTGTCTGAGCATCTTCTTCAGACAAACCCCGTTCAGCTACTTGTGCAGAAATCAAGGTTTTCTCGGTTTCCATAGCCTGAATTTGACGCTCTAATCGCTTCTGAATTAGCTTTTCCCGTTCATTAAATTCAGCTTGTGCAATCTCAAGGTTTGTCTGTTTAAGTTGATTCTCTAGGTCGGTAACTTTGATTCCATATTGTAAACGGAGTTCAATTTCTGACTCAAGTTGTTTTTTCTGTAACCCTAGTTTTTCCTGTTGCAGTCCAGAGGTTTTCTTAATAACATCTTCCTCTGTGGCTTGACGGAGTTGTCCGGCTGTTACTGCGGTAGAAGATTCTAACTCAATTTGGGAGATTCTTTCTGCCGTCGCTTGAGAGCTAAATTGGGCGATTTGACTGATTAAATTTTTCTGGGTATCAATATCAAAAATAGAACCCTTAATCTGTTTTCCATCCTTGGTTAAGGTAATAAATGACTTATCTAAAACATCTTTAACTTTGTTGGCAACATCACCACTTTTTAATAGATTCCGGTCATAGTTTTGCAGGATTTGATCTAGTACCGCTTGCCCTTCAGTTCTTTGCTGTTGGACATCTTTTAAAAATACTTTACCCTTGTCAATATATTTTTCTTTAAACACTGAGAAGGCATCATCTAAAGCGTTATTTCCCTCTAATGGATTAACAGACGAAGCTACCACCGCTTGCTGTAATACTGGTAGAGTCTCATTATAATATTTGGTGATTTGTTCCCTAGCTTGTTTTAACGCCTCTGTACGTTTTTGAAGGTTATCAATTTGATTTTGAGCATTATCAAATTGACCTTTTATTTGTTCCTTTAATCCTGTGTCTGTAGTCTCATCAAGTAGTTTTTGTCGTTCTTTCTGTTGGGATTGATAACCAGATATTAAGAGTTCGTTGGCTTTAATTAAATCATTAGTTTCCTTATTCTCTTTTTCCAGAACAACACCCTGAACTTGTGATCCTTTTGATGCTAATTTTCTGGCTTCCTCTGTTTGGAATAAACCAGCGTTAAGTTCTTTAGTTTGTTTAATTGTGTCAGTGGTATTGTCACCAACTTCATTTAAAATCTCGTTTCTGAGTTTAGATTGCATCTTGATTAAGCGATCGCCTTCTCGGTTAGCGTTAGCTTCGTCAATAGTCGTAATACCTTTCCACGGGTTGTAAAGGGTAGTGATAACCGCAGCGTTAAGATTTCCTATAAAATTAGTAGCTTTCCCTAAACCCTCTAGCGAAAAAACCTCGCCAATCCGATCACCAATTCCCTTCTCAATTTCACCCGGTGCGCCTGCTCTGAAAGCCTCGATTTGATTCTGTAAGATAGATAATTCCTGAGCCGTGACTTTTCCGTCTTCCCCTGCTTTTTGCATAGCCTTGGACATAGTTGCGAATTGTCCAGAGGTAAGATTGCCAGCTTCTTTTAATTCGTTTAATTTGTTTTTGAGGGGATCGAGTGCGTCGGCGTTTCCGGTGTTGGATTCCGAGAGTGCAACTAGATTGGCTTTAAACTCCAATAAAGCCCCATCCTTTCCAGATTCCTTTTCTAATTCCTTGAGTGCCTTAGTTATCTCGTCAATGCCTTTGCTGATTTTATTGGCAGTACCGCCGCCGAAAATATGAATAATTTCTTTGCCCGCAAGTGCAAACGCCGCACCAATAGCCAAACCTAATGGAACAATAGGGCCGAGTGCCGTGATAGCTCCCCCGGCTAACTCAATAATTAGTCCAAAACTAGACTTGACACCCTTACCAATAGCTGAGAACGCACTACCTGAGACAGATTTTAAGGATTCAAATAAAGACACCTGAGAAGCAATGGCACGCGAAGCTATAGCCGACCGTTCCCTGGTTCTGTTTAAGTTACCAAAACCCCGACCCGCAGCCCGATCTCTCAATGAATCCCGATCTACTCTCGGAGCATCACCGCCACCCGACAGAAAATCACCAAAGGATAACCCATCACCGACGGCATTAGAGGCAACAGACGCAACCCCCGCATCTCTGGCAGCCCGTCTAGTTCTGATATCTTCTAATAACTGCCGACGCTTGTTTTTAGCTTCTCTATTTTCTATTTCTGCAAAGTCTCCAAAGGGTAAATCAATACCAAAACTTTCGCCAAAGGTTTTCCCTTCTGTGTCTGGGATTAAACTGTCTAACCTTTGTTGCCGTCTAATCTTATTTCTGCGTTCCCGTTCTGCCAATAATTCCCGCCGTCTGGTTTCCCTTTTTGCTTCGGGGTCTACCTCTAACATTTCCCCAAAACTATCGGGGGAATCTGGGATGTTTTTCTCTATTTCAGCGCGTCTTTTGGCAGCATAGGCTTCAACTTGCCGATCCATCTCAGACGGTTGAGGGCTTTTTATTTTTTCAATCCCTTCACCTGCTGTATTTTTAAGGGTATTAAAATATTCCTGCGTCTTTTTGGTTAATTCTTGAATTGCAGCTTTTTGACCCGAAAACTTTCCTGTGATTTCCTCAATCTTTTTGCCAACCGTTGTACCTTTGATTGCCTCAACAAATTCAGCAAATTTACCCTTAGTGCTATTGATTACTACACCGCTATTTTTAACTACTTCTGTTTGGTCAACAAATCCCTTAATATTCTTTTTAATAATATTGTTAGTTTGTTCTCTGGCAGCGTTTACGGTTTTTTGAATTACCCCTTCTTTAACAATAGCGTCCGTTGCTTCTTTAGTTACTAATAATCGAGATTGATCAAGTCCTAACAATTGCTTAACAACTGCACCGAGTCCTTTCTTCTGTAAGATTAAATCTTTAATCACGGCAGCTTGTTTACCAAGTTGACCTGTGATTACTAAGTTAATGACTCGCAGTAAGGCAAAGTTACCGAGTACAGAAATTACAGCGCCCGATAGTTGCTTGAATGCTAATCCGACCGTTTTAGTTTGAATCTGAAATGATAGATAAGCACCGATAGCTTTCTTAATCGGGTCGGGAATATTGGCAACTAATTTACTTGCCTGTTCTAAATATTTAAGTCCAGGTTCAAATACAGGTGCTAATGATTCTCCTAGCTGGATTATTGTTTCTTCAAAGCGGTTGGCTATCTTTTGAAACCTAGAAATCTTGTCATCGGTAGCACCCTTAAAAACTTCGTCTAAACTGGTGACGTTGGCGTTAGCTTTGATGTTTGCTGTGACATTTGTAAAGTCCTGTCCTTTGTTGGAATTTAAACCTAACGCCGTCCGATAAGCTAGGGTATCTGGTAGGATTTGAGCTAACTTGGTTTGATCTCCCCCCGTCGCTTCAAAAATATCTTGAACTGATTTTGCCAGCCCTTTTTGCTGAACTTCTCTAATATCAAATCTAATCCGGTTTCCTTCTTTATCTCGTAGTTTAGCGATCTCTTTTGCAGCTTCGGGTGTTTTATCAATAATACTTCTAGCTAAAGCCTGAATACCTGTTAATGCCACGGGTGTTGATGTACCTTGGGCGGTTAAGACTGCCGTTGCTGCGGCTAAATCTTCAATACTAATCCCTGCGGTTTTAGCTACTTGAGAAGCCTGTCCGAAAGTTTGGGATAATTCTTGAATCGTGGTAATCCCATTTTCTACCGTACCATTTAAAATAGCTGAAACCCGGTTGGCTTGAGATGCTTCTAAACCATAAGCCCGGAGGGTTTTTGTTAATAACTGAAGTGTGGCAGTCGGGTCAACGGCTTGACCGCCAGCCCCTGCAATTCCGATTAATTTAGATCCTGATTCTAATACCTGTTGAGATGTTTTTTCAGAAGTAAAACCCCCAGACAAAACTTCATATTGTCCGAGTAATGCGTCGGTTGTGGTGACAGTATTATCTAATTTATCCCTGAGTAACTTTTGGATCTGTTTCCTGTTTTTATTTAAGTCGGTAGCCGTTGCCCGTCTTGCCGTCCCCGATTCTGTAAACTCAGTGGAGGATTTAAGGATAGTCCCAACCCTTGCGGACGCACTTTCAACTGCGTTGAGTTTGGCAACAGCTACCTGAGCAAAACTTTCAACCGCAACTTGACTCCCAGAAATAGCATCCCTTAGAGTCATAAACCCTTGAATGGAATCGGTACTAACTCCCGACCGATTCATTTGTTCTAGGGTTTCTGGAATCCTGTTTAGGGTAGCGTAGGCATCGGACGCACCTTTAGCTAAAAGTGAAAGTTGTTGAGCATAAAAAGCGACGTTAGATGCCTTGCCTAATAGACTTCCTAGTTCTTTGTTGGAGTTAACAATTTTACCGAGATTTGTTGCTAAGAGTTCGGCATTTTTAGATCCCAATAAATATTGAGTAGCATTAGCTCTTAACCCTTTCTCAAGCAAGGGAAGGGCAGCACTAACCGCAGTGGAAGCTAGTTGTAAATTTGTTAATTGAGTTGATGCACTTGAAACACCAGCAACAAATCCATCATCAATTAAGCCTAACTTTAAACTAGCGGTTGCGTCTGCCATTGTTTTAACCTCCCTGTACCCAGTTAACTAAATAATTGGCAATCTTTTCTAATAAGATTGGATGCCAGAATATAAACGGAAAATCACGTTGTAATCGAGAGGCTTTGGCTAATGCTGTCCCAAATACTATCTGTGATTCAGTGACTTCAAAAACACCGTATGGATGCCCCTCGGCTGTTAATGACTGCTGAAGTTCTCCCGTGTCTCTAAGGATTTGACCCCCATAACGTCTAGGGTTTTGGACTAGATAAGATTCCGAGAGTGATCGCCATTGAACACCCCCGTAAACATCCCCTCCAACTTCTGTTAATGGGGCGTTATTGAAACGGGTATCTACATCTTCTTGCATCATCAAACGAATCGCGGGGGCGGCGGCGGTGATATCTTCCGCCCTGAGTTTAAACCCTGCAATCCGTTTAATTTCTTTGTTGATTTCTGATGAATCAATGCTAAGTTTGATCCCCATTTTCCCCCGTGTTTGCATCTGGAAAGAATGAAGCCATAGACAGAATCCGTGGCATCCGTTCCCCTGAGATTGAGATCCTCAATTCCCGTTTTAGGAGATCGGCTTTTTGACCTTTCAAAGTTTCCTCAGCTTGACGTTTTGCCCGATCCTCGTCGCTCATCCGATGTTCAACAGTTTGGAATAACAAACACTCAAGAAACTCAGCCGGATACTCTTTCGAGAGGGCGATCGCTCCTTGAGGTTCGTAGGCTTCTACTAACTGAGCTAATAGGTCTATTTCGTAACTTCCACTGCTTCTAATTCGGCGAGTTCCTTCTCCCGTATTTTCTGCCGTTCCCTCTCTTTGTCCACTAGGATTTGCAAAAAATTGAGATTGTGCAGATCCGCTATTGTTCCGGGTTCGATTAGCGTGGCTTCGCCTTTAGCGTCAACATCTCGATTACCAGCGTCATCGTAGGACGTGGTAACAAATAGTCGGGTAATTTGGGGCCAGTCATCGGCATCGACTAAAGCCTGAAAATCAATCGGGCGGGTTTGGCCGACAACCGGAATTAATGTTGATAATTGTTGACACAATGGGATAAAGGTTTCATGGCAAAATAAGTCACCAATAGATCCCCCAATCTCAACATATAATTCAAGGATTAACTTCTGAATTTCTGCAATTTTTCCCCATTTAACAAAGGGTGCAGCCGTGATTAATTCAGAGGTGATAAATTCCCCTGTTATCGGATCATAATAACTAACTGTTGCCGTCCGTCTGGGTTGTCTTTTTTTAATTTCAGTCATATTTTTAAGCTGCACAATATACGGTTTCTGCGGTGTCGATTAGTTTGAACGGGTCACACCAATCAAGGGGTTGGATGATTTGCATAGGGATTTGTAGCTGTTCAGAACTAGGATCAAATTGACCTTGAGACGGATCGATAATTACCTCTGGAATATAGATAATCATTACCCGTTTATCAGTCCCTACGACTAACCCAGAAAACTCATGGGCATTCAAAGGATCACCCATAGAATTGCCAGCGATTGACCGACTAATTGAAAGGGTAACAAATGCTCCGTCCTCAACCAAGTTATCGGAAAATTTCAAAGCCCGATTAGCACCAACAGCAAAAGTATTAGCAGTTGTTCCCGAAAAACTAGCGAAGGGCTGCTGGGTTAAAGGAACCGATTTTTTAGCTCCGGCAATGTCGGTTTTCGAGCCGTAGGTCTCGGCATCGGCAACGATACCAAATCCCACCTGTCCAGTTGTTGCAGCCGCATAAGTGGCTGTCTTAGCCTGAACTTGGAAGGGTTGAGTAACGTCGTAAGTGCCGGATTCAAGTTGTTTTCCCATAGCAAAGGCAAGCATTTCAAAATTGAAACCTGAGTAGGTCAAAGTTGCTACGGGATCAGAACTTTGAATTAGAATATCGTCGGTAATGTTTTCCCCTAAGTTGTTGCGTCGGGTTGTTTTCCGAGTTTGGCGGTTAGGGTTAATGGCAATGTTGGATGGGGTTTTCCAGTTGTAAACGAGTCCGGTTTTTAAATCCCTTAGCGTTGCGTTGGTATTGGCAATAAACTGAAACGTTACCGCGTCACGTTGTGATTGAGCCATTGTTTTAAGCCTCTAAATAATCAATTCCAGTAAAACTAAAACGCAAGAAAGCATAGACGGGTTGAGACAGTTCATTAACCATGATCCTGTACTCGGATCTAAAACTTCCTTGTGTTATAATTGGGGAACAGTTCTTAGACTCTTTCCACTGAGTCAAAGCCTCATTAAGTTGCCAACTAACCCACCTCAAGATTCCTGGCAGAACCTCTTGATCTGGGAAGGATAGGCAATAGGAAATTACAAAGCTGGTTTGTGATTTGGGATGACCATACTCAAAGTTATCTGACAACCGATAAACTTTGAGTAGCGGAAATCTTGATAGGTCAGGGTTGACGGCATCATAACAAACTGTATCCCGACACGCGATCAGATTGGGGTCAATCTTTTTAAGTTCAGAATTTAACCACTCCTGCAAATATTTAGCTAATCCATTACATACAGGATCAAGCATATTTATTCCCCCTTCTTTTCAGTCTAGGGGTTTGTTTTGTTTTCCTGCGTTTTAATGGTTTGGATGCTTCACAACAGCATCCGGGTTTTGAGAAGTCAGCGAGTTTAGATTTCAGTATCCTCAAGTTATTGCCTCCAAATTGAGCGAGTTTAAGGTTGGAGTTAAAGTTGTTTTTCTTGGCGCGTTTCTTTAAATAGTTTTCTAATTGCTCAGCGTCAGAAAGAAACTCCTCGGATTTTCTTTGCTTAATAGAAGACCCTAACCTTGTGCCGTCAGACTCCAAATCCCCTGCACTTTTTCTTAAATAACTAATTGTTTTCTTTATGTTTTCATCCGATGTTTCTTTGTACCCATCTAACATCTGTTCTACTCTTGATTTTTGTTTTTTACCGCCAGCCATCTCCCTTGCTGATCCGGTTTTTGGTTTAGCCTTTTCAATGATACCTAAATCATTGGGGGAGCTATCAGAATCGTCTACCCTATAACGTTTACCATCTCGGATGACGTGGGTA